CATGATTTTTGGCGGCTTACCCTCTTCAAGCACCACCCAATCATTAGGTCTGACAGTCAACAATTCCCCACGCTCATTCTTAACATAGGCCAGCCTCCCAGCATAACCACCGACACCTTCATATCGTATAAGCTCGACAGGCAACTGAAGCTCTTTGCCGACTTGATACTGTTCGGCTTCAACGACAATCAACTTAGTTTGATATTGCATAGTATCACTCCGGGTACGCGGCTTGCATTAACGACTGCATTTTAGCAATAGCGTCTTTGTTACCCGACAGATACTGCTCCATGAACTGCTTGTCTAGTTTAAGGTCCGAAATACGTTGTTTTGCTTCAGCGGGGGAGAATCTGAAATTACTTTCTCGATCCCCAGTTTCAAATGAATCTTCTGCCAGTGCTCGACCAATATCTGACATTCTATGGAAAAGCTTCCGAGGACCAAGCGCTTTTTCCATTGCGTCAATTTCATCTGCTTCAAATCCAAACTTTGCAGCAGCTTTTTTCGCGGCGTTAATGTTGGCGTCATAAGCAGAGCCCCAGTCTTTTTTCAGATCAGACCATTCGTTTTCGTACTTAGCATTAAGGTCTGTCTCTTGGGCTTCGCTCAAGCCACCAACGTGTTCGTCCCAGTTCGAGAGTAATTTGGAAGCTTGCTCTTGAGATAAACCCAGATCAAATGCCTGCGACTTAAACCAGTCGACCAACTCGCCCTCGGAGTCAAAACGATAATCATCCGACTTCTCTGGTCGTCCGAGCTTTTGATAAAAATCGCTTGGATCTTCCCCTTCTTTAGGGATCGTAACCGTACGGCCAGCACGATCATGGCCCAGTAGTTTCTCAAGATTCCGATAACCATGAATAACATCTTCGGCCCCTTGCCACCCTTTGTTTCCAATATAACCTTGCGTATCTTCGTCAACTTGTCCGTACCACGGGGCTGATTGCGGCTCTGTACTTTCGGGCTCAGCTGTCGCCGAGTTGTCCGTCAGCACTTCCGCGCTGGATTCGCTCATATTCAAACATCTCCCAAATTTGTTGATCTGTTACGTTCAACATGTTTTGTATGCGTAAAAATGCTTTACGCACGCCAGTGTTATGTGCCATGGTGTAAGGACATTGGTTAAAGCAATCCTTATGCATGCCACAAAATTCTGCGAGGTCTTTAAGCACCTCTTTCCCTTGCGGGCCATCAAATACTGCTTGGTAGGCCCTTCTTTTTTTATCCAGTTCCTTGCTGCTCATTCATTAACGCCTGTGCTTGTGCAACATCCTTAACCGCTGTTGCCGCCGGTTGTGCAATTGACGCGAGCTGTGCTGCTTCTTCCTGCGCTTGCATCTGATCCAAAATAGCTGCAACTTCTTCTCTTGATCTGAGGGCTTTGACTGGGACACCATTGACCTCCGCTGTTATGCGAACAATCTCTTGTGGATCAAAGTTGACCAGTACCTTCGGATCGAACTGCGCCAAAGGCGTGATCATTTCCAAGGTGCGAGCAATACCAGTGACTTCTTCTGCCCGCTGCATGCGGCTCAACGGAGAGTCGTACACGATCTCATATTCCCCACGAGCCTCAATCAATACATCTGGCATGGGCGGAAGTGCACCTTGGTTCTGCAGAATGTCCAACTCCCGCTCAATCATCGGTCCCAGACATTCAGACTGCTGTCTCCCCATGGCAGGAGATAAAAGGGCGCCTTTCTCTTGAGCGCGCAGCATCGCCTCAGTAGCGGTCATCCTGGGGTTTTCCACCAGGATCTGAAACAATGTCACGAGAAAGGCATCATTAATTGTTCGGCGTCTTTGCTCCATCTTCTCGTCGGCGATGTCTACACGAGCACCCGACTGGAAGGGCTGGATCAACTGCCGGCCATCGGCGTTAACGCCGCCGTAATTTAAACCGTTCGGGCGCATATCAACAGATGATAGACCCCCACCTAAGATTCCATCGTTGTGCAGCAGCAGTGGGGGATCTACCAATTTGTGAACCGCCCGGATGTCAGTCTTACTCATTTCATTGAGCATCTTAATATCGGGCAATACTGTCATCGCAGGTGAACGACCGTACGTCTCTCTGGCGGCGGTGACGTAACGACTGACAGAATACGGAAACGAACGATACCCTCCCTCAGATAAGATTTGTCTACCTTCAACTGAAAGGTAGTAACTCGCCCATGGCATTCCCAACCCATCGCTTCGTTGCGGATCATAATCAGCCCTCGGTTTCACGCAATGGATGAACTCGAACTCTTCCTGGTGGGGGTTCTTAGATTTCGTTATCCGATCAGGAAGCTTACCTTCCCAACGGGGGTTGGACATCGCCGCATGTGCCGTTATTGGAAACTTACGGTAGTAGGTATCCACAATACCTTGATGGTTCTCTGCCAAAAACGACTCGGCTAGGTGGATCGATCGATATCGGATCCCACCCTGCGGCAACTCATCGATAAACATCGTACCAGTGCCAAAGGCCCCGAGCTGCATATAATCTTCATGCTTCTGACTCGAGAAATTAGACCTCGTTTGGTATCTGTGATTAAACAGGATCCGATTAACTTCTTCCAACCACAGCTGTGCATCACGATCATTTTGCACCAGTGGATTCGTCGCTTTGAGCTGATGCCAAGTCTGAGCACGAGGGGTCAGCATACTCTCCATCGCTGCCGCGAATCGCTCCAAAGCCAGACATGCCGTTGCATCAAAAATCTTCTCGGTACGCTTTGTACCCTGTGCCTCTTTCTGATTGAACGTGCTGGACCGTGGGAGCACACGCTCAGAGATCTCCTGCCAGTGTTGCTCCCAGTGTCCGCGTTTAGCTTTAAGCGAATCGTATTGTTTTATTATCTGTTCTGCATCCATGGGACTATCCTAAAGTCGTTCTACGAGCAAGAATGTTCGATGACCGGGATGACCCCATCCGAGCTGCCGTATCAGCCGCAGATTGTCTTGCGCTCCTGCGCCGACCTACCTCCAACTCTTCCTGCCGAGCCATCTCTTTTTTAGCATCTCGCGCAGCTTCCCTTTGCTTTCTAGCCCCGTGCGCTGCGGACCCTGCACCAATAAGCGCAGAACCGATAATTGCTGCTGGAATACCCATGTCACACCTCCCAGTAATAACCCAACTCATCTTGTAAGAAACCCTGACGAGTTGCTAAATCGTTCACGTATTCATCTGAGGTTATCACATATACTCGAGTCGCACCTAGAAACTCCCAGCTGTAGCGGATCTTCTGCAGGTTAGATCGTGTAAGCCATCTACCGCGATGATCCGGGTTCGCCCCCATATGCATGAGAATATGTGTGTCCGTTATCCACTCATACCAAACATAAGCAATACCATCAACATCCAGCATGACTGTGTTTGGGAACTGATCTCCCGGTGTCGGATAATCCCACGCCAGTAACATCTCCCAAGCGTAGTCTTTCTCAGTGTCTAATAACATCCGAGTAGTCATAAATATTATACTCACTGACAGCTTGTCGGCGGGGGAAGCTGGTCCGTTGGTAATGTGTCGTGTCTCGTCTGGCAACCTGTGTAGCGAAAGTTAGCGCCAGGGAATCTGCCATATCTGGTGAAGGCAACCCGCGCTTTTTCATATCTGACTTCTTTTCCAGCATCAGACGATCATTGGCCACGAACCCATACTCTCTGCCAACAAGCTCCTGCTCGAGTTCTTCTTCATCGGGGATCGAGGCGGTTGGGAGCCAGGCACGCATCCTGTCCCACATTTCGGTGGCTTTGTTTGAGTATTTGTTTTTGTCCTGGGGGGACCCGCCGAAGTTAACTTCGTTAACGTTATATCGCAGCTGCTTGAGCTTATCAATAACACCACCGCCAACGCCGCCACCGTCCACGTTAATAATCTCACAACCATATCCATTTCGATTAAGCCACTCCACATGTTCAGCAACTTTATTCGCCAGGTTTATTGTGTCTTGATGCAAGAACTTCTTAGGCTTTATGGTTTGAGCGTCTCGTCCGATACGAGTGGTAATGACTGACTGATCATCCCCGAATCTGGCAACGTCCACGCCGACAATGACGGGTGCGCCAGCGTCTTCAATCGGTGTGCGTCTACGGGCAGCACGCACAATGTCCACTGGCATGAACTGTGTGGTTGCAGCCGTTGGAGGTAATCCACGAACCCTAACGCGAACGAAATCTGAGTCTTCCCCATAGTCATCCACCCACTCTTGTATACGAGCTTTGTTAGTGATTTTGACAGAGCGTGAATCTATTGAACTGGATTGCCAGCGGTGACGCTGGGATCCGAACACTGACTGATAAAAACGGCCCGTGTTCTGTGTCGGGTTTCCAAACGCCAACCACATCGGCTCTCCATCCGTAGTACCACCCTCAGCAACTTCCCAGATCTTATCCGGTACAGCAGAGGCCTCATCGAATATATAAAAAGGTGTAGAGTTTGCAGCGTGAAGACCTGCAAAAGATTCAGAGTTTTCCTCTCTACAAGTCTGCGCATCACATCGCCAGGTCTGTGGATGCTTCTTTGACTGCAGTGACATGTTTCCACGGGACGCGAAGAAATCGAACCAGTGTGCTGTAATGCAACGCTTATGCCATTTGCCCAGCTCGGCCCAAGTCTTGGTTTTGAGCTGTTCGGCTGTGTTCGCTGTGATGACCCCCTTGGCATGCGGACGGGTAGACATGATGAACAGTATGGACCACGCCACGAGAGCTGACTTTCCGATACCATGTCCGCTGGCTCTTGCCAGACGGATTGGTGGAACTGCTATGGCCCCATCAAACTTTCTTGATCGGATCTCTTCGCCCCAGGTATTGAGGAAATCTACCTGCCACTGATCGGGGCCTCCGAACGGTGCCAGGTCGGGTTCATGCCAGGGGAAACTGAATAGCACAAACTTATAAGGGTCATCGTAAAACTGGGCGATTTCGCCGGCTAAGATGTTGTCCTGTTCAGGGGTCATTTAGACATCTACCACCAACAGTTCGAAATCAATATCAACCTCCGCAGTGCCTGTGTTTACTTTGGCCAGGAAACCAATATCACAAGGTCCATCAAAAGGCCCTACGATTCCGCGAGGGATATACTCACTTCCACCACCGCCAGATGTTATCTCAAACACTTCCCGCATTGCAGTGTAAGGTGCGGCGGTTTGCAATATATCCTCGCGTTGAAAACACACTACGTTCGTGGTCTTAGTTGAATCGGCAAACACAAACGCAGACATAAGGAAACACTTTTTACCTGTCGGAACAGAATACACCGCTATCTCAGTTTGCCCCAAAGGGAAGTCTGTAGCATCAATAGTCGCCCAGTCTGTTCCACCGGCGGAGTTTTCTATCGTAATAGAAGCTGCATGCGATCCAGCGGAAGCTGTAGCGTACGTGCCAGAAGCAGAAACGTAAGCTCGATATAAACGGATAAATGAATTTGTTGTTGCGCTGGATGCCGAGATGCCGTTGGTCGCAATCGCTTCGGTGACCTCATCCCCATTAGCGTCCAGGCCAATAAGGGTAACTTCGCGTGCGCCCGTGCCAGCGGCATCATCGTTGGCGTCGCCACCTGCTTTGATTCTTAACTG